CCAGACGAATCAATCCGAAGCCGCTCACTCCCACCAGTAGAAATAGCAGCAGTATTAGCAGCGGGGAAGAAAAGACCAGTATCTCCGTCAGTACCCGTTACAGCAGGAGCCGCAGCAGAGTTGTCAGTCCCTTTAATATATGTCGTCATATTCAGTCCTTAAACAATCACCCAGACAGAGCCGGAAGACACAGTTACGGTAATTCCAGTATCTACCGCCACCGGACCAGCACTCATTGCATTTGATCCAGAAGGAATCGTGTAGTCCGCCGTCACTAACTGTGAGTTCACAACAATCCCGTTGCTCGCATTAAGGTCGGTAGCAATAAGCGACGCGATAACAACATCCCCAGAAGCATCTATGTTTACGCTCTTCCCGGCAGGGTACGTAACGAATACGTCTTTTGTCCCGCCACTGAAGTTCACCAAAGACCCGGAATTAGACGACGCAAGAACAGTATCTCTGGACAATGTAGTACCAGAAGCGGTGTACGTTCCAATACCCACTTCCCACTCATTAGTTCCTTGCCCGGCTATACAGTAGTAGGTAGTGTTCCCATCACCAATAACAGAAAACGACTGATACCCTGTTGACGCACCAGCAAGCGTGACAGTCCCAGAACCGGTGGTGGTCGTTGTTTCTTTTACGCGGTCTTTAAGTATGAGTGCCATATTAGTCTACCGTAGAAATTTTTACCCAGTTAGTGGGGGCTTCTCCCGTAATCTGTGACCACCCGGCGTTCGTATCAGATGAAACTGCGGCCCAATTCGGGTTTTGAGTACTATTTATTAATTCCCACAAAAACCGCCCAAGTGTGGAATCACTAGCAATACCCTGCTCAGCTATTATGGCGTTAAATATTGGGGCTGCAGATACAACGTCCCCAGCAGCAAGGAACTCTTGGATCGAAACCGGGAATGTAATACTTGCAACACTCGCCGCCGCCCCCGATCCAGACTCAACAACCGCCACACTCAATATAATGTTCGGAGTAATTGAGTCATCGGCAACGGCAGATTCGGAGACGGCCCCGAAGAACACATAAGAAGAAGATAAGAACTCTGATCCAGTCGCGTTCTCAGAAACAGCAGGGGCAAACACCGCCAGAGAAGAAGCCGAGTCTTGCCCCGACGCGGAGTTAAATACACTCGGGTATAGGTTGTTAACCGCAGAAATAACATCAGACCCAGTAGAAGATTCTACTAAGCTGGATACCCAATCTGCGTAGGAAGCAAACGAGTCAGCCCCCTGCGCCTGCTCCAGAACCGCAGAATACACGGCCACTAAAGAGGAGACGGCATCACTGCCCTGCACCTGTTCGCTCAAGGCTGCCCCGAATACCGCCTGCGCTAATATCGAATCAGCTACATTTGCTGCTTCATCTATGGCTGAATTGTAAGCAACCCCAGAGAGCGCTGAGAAAGGTGCCGCAGAATATGCGCTTAACCCGAACACTCTAGCGCCTTAACCACGGTTAGGCGGCATCCAAACTGAACGTGTATGTTACATTCAGCGTATCGCCGGATACAACAGAGCGGTCTCCCGGGGAAGTAAAGTCAGAGGCAGAAAACAAAACGCCAGTTGAACCCCCCTTGGTGTCATCGCTTACCAGAAATGCCCCGCCCACAGTAGCCGTTGCGTTAATAGTAAACGTCGCCGGGGAAGCAGAGTTCGTAGCCACTGACGGGTCAGCCGTAGTCGGGGTTCCAAAAGTACACGCCGGACGAGTCGCGTTGCTGTAGGGGGTTACTTCCGTCCAGCCAGCATGGGAAGCCATCGTATCGCCAGCCGCCGGGTCATTAGAAGCCGCCGCACCGTAGAGGCCAAGATACCAAGCCGCCGTGTAGCTGGAACCGGTAAAATACTTGGCATTCATGTCCTGCAAGCCAACATTCACAACCAAGTTGTGGCTCTCAGCAACCCATTTCAGGTTGCCGTCTTTATCAAAACACTCCATCCGATAAACACCACCGGCTTTAGCATGGTCACCTTGTTGGGTACCCCGAGTCAGCGTAGCGGCGAGAACATCGGATACTTTCGACTTTTCGTTCATCTCAAACTCCTTATGAAAGCCTAATAATTGCCGACGTACTTGTTGCCGCCGGGAACTGCACTTGAAACGTAGTTGTTGAGGTTTTATTTGACCCAAAATCCAAAACGCAGATTGCAGGGTTTGTTGCTCCGTCATACTTGTAGATCAGCGCCCCACGGGCTGTAATCGCACCAGACCATGACACGTCAGAAAACGACAAGTACATCACACTGCTGCTACCCGTTTGAGCGCCAACGGTCGGAACCTGACTGATCGTAAGCGTAGCCCCGCCAGCAGAATAGCCGGAATCAGTGACTTCGCCGGTGGAGATGTACGCAGTCGTGTCAGAGTCGAGCGTGGCCGTGTTGGTATAGAGCGCGATCTTGAATACATCAGAAGTACCAGCAGCGAAGTTAAACGTCCCGCTAGGCAGCCCCGTCTTGAATGATACGCATACGGCGTTTCCGGTAAATGCCATCTTAGGTCACCGCCTGTCTGTATTGCCCAGACCGGTACGCATCCTGACGCTCCATGCCATCGCCCATACGCTTCGCCATAGCCAGAGATTCCTGATATTTTTTCTCATACATGGCTATCATGTCGGGTTCACCCTTCATGAACGTATAGGCTTCAACCATAGAACCATAGAGCAACACGGGATCAAAGTTTTCACTCAGCCATGTATATCCACTAGCGGCCACAGTAATGGACTCGGGGTAGTAGAAATAGTGTAACTCCATCGTATACACACTATCCGGCGTCGGCCCAAGAATAAACGTCAGTTCTGACTCGTCTGTGGAAACAGGCCCAAACAGCGCGTAGTACGCTGGCAACCCTGTGTCGGTCGGGACCGGATAAGACTCACGGATGAAGTTAACGTCTTTGTTCAGGAGATAGTTGTAAGCCCCTGATCCATCAACTACCGCAAGCGAATAAACCGCCAGAAAATCGTTCGGGCAGTTCAGGTATTTATTGTTGGTCGAAGTAGAGCCGGTAACATTTTTTCTAAGCGCGGGGAACTGTACGGTGTTGTAGATGCGCTGTTCGGCCTGAGTAATGAAGGTGTTGATCTGCTCGGCGCTTGTGAGGGTCGTAGCTGACCCTGAGCTGCCAGTAAAGCTGGTGTCTGGAAACTCATTCTCAAGGTATCCCTTGATTGTGGTAAACAGCGTTGCGTAATTCATCTATCCCCCTTACGCCATCGGCCCCCGCGCCATCTTGCCTTTGGTGGCTGCACCAGTACCGCGAATCTTGACGCCGGAAGTTTTTATCCCGGTCTGCGGGTAACCAGCGGTATTTGGAATCGGAGCCGGTTTCGGTTGTTTGTATTTGCCATTATCTGCCATGTTCTTACTCCTAAGTAACAGACACAGTAACTGTGCCTACCGATACCCCCATCAAAAGCACGTTAGGGGTCAAACCTGAATCATTAGCCCGAGCCCCACCAACCGGTGCCCAGCCCCACTGAATAATCCGGCTACCACCTTCTGGGGTGCCCACGTCGTTCGGCGTTATCTGCAACCCACTATTACCAGAGGTATTATAGCTCACATCGGGGCGCGGCTCACGCACGGCTTGAGGGTCATTTACGGGGTACAGACCAAGGGATAGCTGAGGTTGATCCGGCTCCCAACACTGGGGGCAGACCTTGATTTTGACGTTCTTGGTCTTGATGACCAGCGTCTTTAGCTGGGTCAGCTTGTAACGGAAGCCGCAGCGGTCGCACTCCGCAATCGCGAACTTACCGGAGGCGAACTGATTAGGCATTTCAGGCCCCTATAAACTGCTGCCGAGGAACAAACCTTACAGGCGCTTTCTCCCGGTCTTCCTCCGCCGCCAACTGGAACTGCTGCTCGTAGTCCATCTTCAACTCCGCCCGACGCCCCGGGTCCACATTCGGGAGCTTCATCGACAGGTAGTACGCCAGCCCCGCGACCATGCACGGGAGGAACCTGAACGGGATGTCCTGCCCATTCACACCATTGCCAGCATCCTGCATCCTACGCAGCCGCCAATAAACAAAGGTGTAGGTCTGGGAGTTATCCGGTTTCGGCCAGACGTGAATCTGGGGGTACTGAACCGTGTTGGTCGCACTGGTAGCACCGGTCTTACGCTGAAACCATACCTGAATCGGGCGACCATTCGCGTTCTTGTTGGGGATCGTCGCGTAGGTACTAACCGAGATACGGGAGATGTTGATGTCCGTCTGGTTCTGCCCCGTGCCGGTACGAATAACATGGTCCAGCAGGTCAATAGTATCAACCGGCATATCGTAATCCGCTACGTTGTAGGTCAGGACCTGAGACCCCTGCTCAATAGTCCACAGGTTGATACCGCGATTAGCCCACTCAATAGTCAGCAGATTCAAGGACCTACGAGCGGTTCGTAAGTCATAGCCTGAACGAAGCTCAGACCCACAGCGTTCGAACGCCTCCTCGACCAGCTGGTTCAGGTCCAGATTAAAGTCAGTGCTGTCCGTTGTTTTGTACGCCATTATCTAAACCTCGCCGTCTTTTTAGCAACGCCTTTGGGCTGCTTGACAAACTGTTTTCCTGCTCTCCTACCAAGTCTCTTGCTTTTAGTAGTCGCCGCGTATTCTGCGGAGGTCAAAGACTTTATCGCCGCTTCTGGTAGGTACCGCTCACCAGTGGCCTTGGGACCTTGCGTTGAGGGCTTACCAGACTTGGTGCGCCATTTCTGCTCAGTCCACGCTTTTAGGCTTTGCTGGGGCTTTCTCATGTTTCTCCAGATACCGGACCGCCTTCTTTAACAACATTATGCTGTCCTGCAGCATCCCTATACCGCTATTGCATTTTTGACACAGAAGGCCACGTATATTTCCCGAATGGTGGCAATGGTCTACGTATAGCACATGCCCTTCTGTCTCACAAATACTACACTTGCCGTCCTGTTGCTTCTTTAATGCTTCGTACTCTTCTACACCTATTCCGTACCGATCCCGGAAATTTTTACCCCGTACCTTCTCTTTGTTTCTGGCGCGATATTCTTTGAATCGTTTTTTCTCACAACTCTTGCATCTGCGCTCCAGTATGTTCCTAGCTTTTTCTCTATTCGTGAATTCAGAAAAAGGCTTATCCTGCTTGCACTTACTGCAGACTTTAGTCTTTGTATCCGCCCCCTTTGGCTTTGTACTCTCTGGCAAGCATCTGTGCTTTTCTCGCGCTCCACTGTCCCGGTTTGCCACCTTTACCTCCGGCTTTTACGCGTTCAAAGAGCGATTTGCGCATCCCCGGCTTGGTGTAATTCCCAGCCTCGTTTACTTTACTTTTTGAAGCCTTACCACCCTTTTTAAACTGCTTTTGGTACGTTACACCTGCACCCGACAGACGGCCAAATAATTCGCGGTCTTTGGGTTTTGCAATAAAGCCTTCCAAATACGGCGATATAGTGGCGTTTTTACCTGCCGGTATTTCATAAGTTAAACGCCCACCAGCACTTACTGCAGATTCGTCTCTACCCCCTCCGCCCATAAATGAGAACCGAGGTTTGCGTTCAGCAGGCTCCCGATCGATGCCCCGTTTTTTAGGCTCTGCCCGGTCTTCAGACTCAACCTCCCGGCCCTCAGAAAACTTACGAACCGCCCCGCCCTTTTTGTAGAGCTTGACAGGCTCATTCCCATCCCGTTTCTTGATGGTTCTGGGTTTGGGCATCTTGGAGGGGGCTATGGCCCCCATACCCCGGCTCGGCCTCACTTTCAGCGACCGCCTTTGCGCATGGCGATCAGCTTGCCTTTGGTTTTACCGCGAACTTCAATGCCGCCACCACGGGCCATTTTTGCGTGAGCTTTGGACGCAGGCGCGGCAGCGTGAGCTTTGAGGGAAGTAGCGATACCACCACTCTTCATAGCCTTTTTCTGCATATCGGCTTTCGCCATCCCCCGGCCTTTAGACTTCATTTCAGCCATTTCGTGCTTGAGCATGAATTTCGGGGCACCCTTCTTTTTCATGAAGGACACTTCTTTTTTCATCATTGCTTTGGATTCTTTCATTTCGCCACCTTTAGCTTTGGATTGGACAGAATGGTACGGCATGTCCATGCTGCCATGGGCCGTATTGGGTCGGTTTACTTTTGCTTTGGTGCTGTAACCTTTAGCTTTGTCGGCACGAACATATTCCTTCCCAACCGACGAGGGAATCCCGACCTTCTTTGCGAAAGCCGGGTTGTTGGCCACAGCCGCCATAAGGCGGTGTTGGGCTGGAGATTTGGAAGGCATTAAATCAACCTACCTTTGGTTTTACCACGTTGAGCAATACCGTCAGCACGTTTGGAGGCTGAGGATTTTACGGAGCCGCCTTTTTTCATGCCTGCTGTCGGTGCTTTGATTGCAGGAGAACCCGCCGCCGTAGCGGCGCGTTGTGTTTTTTCTTCCTCCCGGTCTTTCAATCCCCGGTATGCCATATTGCCCGCGAGACCAAAACCTTGCAGCAGCTTGGGATTATCAGCAACGAGTGCGGGGACAATACCCAACGCACCGCTCTTCAAAAAGTCTTTTGCGCTCATACCATCCGCCCTTTGGTTTTACCACGTTGAGCAATACCGTCAGCACGTTTGGAGGCTGAGGATTTTACGGAGCCACCTTTGGCTTGGCGTACCGGTTGTGTTGCTTTTTTATAACCACTTTGGTTCGCCCTGTCTTGTCGCTGATAGGCAGCTTCCAGCTCCGCCTTCTCATCTGCAGTGGCTGTCCCACTGGCTATAGCGGCTTCCAACATGCGACGGCGGGCTTCGCTTTTGGGGTCGCTCATATCGCTTTTTTCCTTTTAATCAGCACACTGAACGGCTTGCCGGAGACCATTTCGGCTATTCGCATCACCGTCCAGATAATACTGAACAGCGCGGCAATGGCGGGCAATACTTGAAAGAACGCCCCGAACGCAGTGAATAGTGAGGCAATATCAAGAACAGTTTTAGTTTGTTCAGCAGTATGTGTCATATCAGCATTTCCATGCCCGGAGGCTCTTATTGATACGGGAGTTCGGGTCGCTGGCGGTCTTCTTCGAGGTAAGTTTCTTCTTCATACCCTTCATACGCGCGCAGAAGCTGTCTCTCCGAGGGCCTCCTTCGGGCTGCGGCGCTTTCAAGCCGGGCTTTCCGGGATTGGCGCGATTGTAAGAAGCCCTCCCCTTCGCGTTCAGCCCACCTTTGGGACTCTTCCCTTCTTTTCTTTGCCATGCAGGTGACTTGGCCATAATTACCCGTAGTAGGCAGTTACAGCAGCAGCTCCATTGATGTCAAGATACAGCCCGTTCTGTGCAAGGATTCCCTCGCCCGGGATGACTACCGGGAAAGTCCCAGTAGAGGCTGTACTCACAGTCAACAGCGCAGTGCCGGAGGCTGCTGAAGCATTATCGTAAACAACCAGCGCGGCACCAGCCGAAGTAACGGTTACCGTCATGCCACGAAGGCGCGTACGATCGGCAAAAATTGCCCCGTCGCCGGTTAGATACGAGCTTTTTACATCAGTTTGCATACCCATGATACAGCCCTCCCTAGGTTAATTAGGAAGCGGAGATAGCAGCAAGGGTATCGCAGCGCAGCCAGTCAGTACCATCAAAGAAAGCGATAACCGGGCTTCCGGCAGCGCCGTTCGAGAAGTACGCAATAGAGCCAGTGGTGGCGGAGGGAGCGGTAGCGACAGTGAAAACACCCAGATTTACCGGGCCGGAAAACGAAGTTTGAGCCATGGTTGGCATCCTTTCGTGTAGTAGCACATCCCCAC